GCCAGCACGCAGGCAGCACGCTGCAGGCATGGCAGCAGCAGGACGGCACCTGGGCCACAGCCCGCAGCCCAGGCCACAGGCTGGCAGGTGGCCCGCTGGAGGCGCTGGCTGTGGCCGAGGCGCGCGCAGCTGGCCCTGCAGCCACGCACCACGCGCAGGAGGCGGCCGCGTTCGGCGGCGACCTGCCCAGCAGGGCGCTGCTGCCCGACCGGCTGCTGTCGGTGTCGTGCGTGCGCAGGGCAGGCCCAGGCTGGCGCGCACCCTGGCAGCCCGTGCTGCAGCGGTGGATGCTGGTGGACCTGGACGACGTGCAGGGCCTGGATGCCTGTGGCCCTGCCCTGGGCGAGCAGCTGGCGCAGGTGGCGCTGGCCGACGCCGAGGTGGGCGGGGCTGTGGCGGTGGTGCGCACCGGCCCGACGGGCCTGCAGCTGTGGGTGCAGCTGGCCCAACCCAGGCACAGCCCAGCCGCGTGGTGCGCGCTGCCCGAGGTGCGCAGCTGGCACGCGCAGCTGGGCGCCCGCCTGCTGGCTGTGGCGCACCGCCTGGGCGCCAGCGGTGGCCACCCCGACGCCAGCGCCTGCGCAGCTGGGCGCTGGGGCAGGCGCCCAGGCTGGCGCATCGTGGACGGCAAGGCCACGCGCGCCGCGCTGCTGCACGTCGCGATCGCAGGCGATCGCATGGCGTGAACATGCACCAGCAGGCTGTCCTGCCTACACTGTGCAGAATGTTCCTTGCCGACGTTACCGCGCTGGGGTTACAACACAAGTGTCAGAAGGGGCGGCACCCTGCAGCCCCGGCACACACAGGAGCCGACCATGACCCACGCTACCCGCCGCCTGACCGCCGCCATGCAGACCCTGCAGGCCCACCAGCTCGCCAAGCTGACCAGCTGGGACCTGACCGCCGAGCACGACCGCGCGGCCGCCACCCTGCGCCGCGCGATGCCTAACTGCAGCCCCCACCTGCAGCGGAGCCTGCGGCGCAAGCTGGACGCCTACGACGCCGCCGAGCGCCGCTGAACCACCACACAGGAGCCGACCATGGCCGCGATGCTTCCCCCCACCCACAGCGCCACCACCACCGACGAGCACGGGAGGCTGGTGGTGACCGTGCAGGCCCCGAGCATGGACCGCCCCGAGTGTGCGGGATGGGTGCTGCCCGACACGCCGAAGGGGCGGGCGCTGGCGCAGCGGCTGGCCTGCGCCATCGACACGGGCGACGCATGGCGCCCGCTGCAGGTGCGCACTGACGTGAACGGCCACAGCTGGCTGCACGGCGCCAGCTGGGTGATGGGCCGCACGATGGACGCGGACCTGCGCGCCCTGGGGCACTGAGCGACAGCGCCCAGCGCCCAGCGCCACCAGCGCCCAGGCCCACCAGCCTGGGCGCTGCTGCGTGTGGCCTGTGCGCCTGCAGGCCCAGGTGGCTACAGGATCGCAGGCCCCGCGCTGCACCCGTGCTCCTGTGTGCTGTGAACCCGTGCTGCAGCGCGGGGCGCTTCCGAACCCATGCCAGCAGCCACCGTCACAGTCCACAGCCACCTGCAGCTGGACGTGCGCCAGCTGGGCGACGACCTGCGCGTGGACCTGCAGCAGCAGCTCACACGGGCAAACCCCGACCGGCTGCGCGCCCAGGCGGCTGGCAGGCCCTGCCACCACCTGCCTGCCATGGTGCACCTGTGGGGTCAGCGGGGCGACCAGCTGCTGCTGCCCCGTGGTGCGGTGCAGCTGCTGCGCCAGCGGGCTGCTGCGCATAGCGTGGCCCTGCTGTGGCGCAGCGAAGTGGTGAGCCGCAGCACGCAGCAGGTGCCGCTGGACGACTTGCCCCTGCAGCTGCGCGCCTACCAGCGCGACGGCGTGCAGGCCCTGCTGCGTGGCGTGCAGGGCTACCTGCGTGCGCCCTGTGGGGCAGGCAAGACGGTGATGGGAGCCAGCGCGCTGGTGGCCAGCGGCGAGCCTGGGCTGGTGCTGGTGCACACGCACGACCTGCTGGAGCAGTGGGTGGGCCTGCTGCGCGCCTGGGACTACAGCGTGCGCGCCGTGGCTGGTGGGCGGCTGGCTGGCCTGCGCACTCCGCTGCGCGTGCGCGGTGGCGTGCCCGAGTTCGCGGTGGCCACCGTGCAGACGCTGACACGCGCAGGCGCCGAGGCCACCACGCTGCTGCGCAGCTGTGGGGCGGTGCTGCTGGACGAGGCGCACCACGCGCCTGCCAGCACCTTCGCGGCTCTGCTGCAGCAGCTGCCTGCGCGGTTCCGCTGGGGAGTCACAGCCACGCCCGAGCGGGACGACGGATGGACGTTCGCGCTGCCCCTGGTCATCGGACCCGAGCTGTGGGGCGTGGGGATGCAGCAGCTGGTGCGCGATGGCCACCTGATGCGGCCGCAGCTGCTGCGCGTGCACAGCGGGGCGCGCCTGGACCTCGCCGCAGCCAGCCCAGGGGGGCAGCTGCAGATCGCGCGCTGCGTGAATCAGCTGGCCAGCGACCGCACACGCCAGCAGCTGCTGCTGGACCTGTGCCAGCTGCTGGCCGAGCGCGGGCGCACGGTGCTGCTGCTGGTGCCTCGCGTGCAGCAGGCGCACCGGCTGGCCCAGGCCCTGGGGGGCAGGGGCGTGCTGGCGCTGGCTGTGACCAGCCGCGTGGGGAAGGGGCTGCGTCAGCAACGGCTGGCGCAGGTGCGTGCTGGGCAGGTGCAGGTGCTGGTGGCGACGCAGCTGGCTGACGAGGGCCTGGACGTGCCTGGGCTGGACGCGCTGGTGGTGGCCAGCACAGGGCGCGCAGCTGGGCGTGCTGTGCAGCGGATCGGGCGGGTGATGCGCGTCGCCGACGGGAAGGCGCAGCCGCTGGTCATTGACGTGGTCGATCCGACGCCATTCAAGGGGCAGGCAGGTGCGCGTGCGCGCGCCTACCTGCAGCAGCTGGGGCTGGTCGCCCCGCCCGCGATCGCGCGATCCGATCTGTTCGATCATCTGGATCGCGTTGCGTGAACGGCCTGCTGGTGCGTGTTCACAGGAGCCGCGATCATCTTCCTGCTGGCTCAGGCTTGCGCGCCTAACCGTGCCCCGGTAACCTGTGTTCATGCCGGGGGGGCAACGCCCCGGCGCCCACAGCACACAGCGCCCAGCGCACAGGAGCTCAACATGGCCAGCATCATCGACATCGACACCGCCACCGCTACCCTCGCCTCCCTCCGTGCCGCCATCAAGGGCGCCGACGCCTACAACGGCGTCGCCCGGTTCAACCGGGAGGCGATGGCCGAGTACGCCCGGAAGGTGCAGCTGCTGCGCGCCGACGGCGAGACGGCCGCCATCAGCCGCGACACGGTGGACGCGCTGCTGGATGCGCTTCAGCCCGAGCCGGCCGCCGAGGTGGTGGCCGAGCCCCAGCCCGAGCCCCAGCCCGAACCCACCACCGACGTGGCCGCGCTGATGGCCCAGGTGGAGCAGGCTGTGGAGGAGAGCAAGGCGGACCGGCGTGCACGCCGTGCTGCGGAGGACATGGCCCGCAACGTCAGCAAGAAGAAGATGGAGGCGTTCACCCAGCTGGTGGCCGACCGCTCCGCAGACGGCGCAGCCTTCGATCTCGACGAGGCAGCATTCCAGGCCGCTGGCCTCGGTGTCCGCTGGGCACGGTGGGGCAAGGGCTGGAGCGAGGGCTACCCCATGCACCGGGCAGCCAGCGCCCTCGGGCTGCAGGTCGTCAGCGTGAGCAAGCGCGTCGTCACCCTCGCAGCAGCCTGAGCCCCTGGGCCACGGCCCAGCAGCATGGACCCCTGCAGGCAGCCCCTGCAGGGGGCTTCGCGTGTGGGTGCCTCAGCAGCACGACCAGCAGCACCATTTCGGGCAGATTGTGTCCACCGTATTTTCTGGTGTGCGGTTACGGTGGCAAGCGCCTACAGGGCAGCAGCCACGCCACACAGGGAGGCACAATGGCACAAAGACACAGGTTCCGGGCAGCCGCTACGCTGGCGCCCAGGTACGACGGGGGGCAGGTGCTGGGCCTGCCCAGCGCAGCCGTCACCATCACGAACAGCGCGCGCAAGCTCGCCGCCTGCCCGCGCAGGTGGTGGTGGGGGCAGGGCCTGGGCTACCAGAGCCCGCCCAGCGGGGCGATGCGGTTCGGCAGCGCCTTCGACGAGGTGATGGGCCGCCTGCTGACGCACTACCAGCAGCACGGCACCAGCATCACACCCAGCGCGCTGGACACCTGCCACAGCTGCGGGGGCGATGGCTGCAGCAGCTGCAGCGGGACGGGCCTGGGCTACCTGCGCATCGAGGTGCAGCGGCTGTATCAGCAGGCCACCGAGCTGGAGGACAGCAGCGAGCTGGACGATCTGGTGCTGCGCCTGGGCCGCGCTGTGGAGGGCTGGCTGCACCAGTACGACAGCAGCATGGTCAGCGACTACAGCGTGGTCGCCGTGCAGCCCATGCTGGCTGTGCCCGTGACCAGCCCCACGACGGGCAAGGTCTACCGCAGCCGCGTGCCCGTGGTGGAGACGCCCGAAGGCTGGCGCATGGCCACAGGCCACGACCGCCCCGAGGTGTGCCAGCTGGTGACGCTGCCGTTCTACCAGCTGTGCAAGCTCGACGCGGTGGTGCTGAACAACGCCGACGGGCGCCTGTGGGCCTGGGAAACCAAGACCAGCGGTTCACCGGAGAGGTTCAGTCAGGATCTGCTGCTGGACACGCAGCTGCCCGGCTACACCCGCGCGCTGTGGTACGCCACCCAGCAGCTGGGTGCGTGGGGCGGGCTGCGCCCAGGCGGCTACGTCTGGGACGTGACCAGCAGCCAGCTGCAGGCCGATCCGCGCCAGCTCAAAGACGGCAGCACCAGCACCGCGAGCGGGCAGCGTGTGCCGAGCTGGCGCTGGCAGCAGCACCTGCAGGCCCAGGGGCTGGACTGCAGCCCCGCAGCCCGCCAGCAGGCCCTGCAGCGAGCGGAGCAGGCATCGGCCCAGCTGGCCAGCCTGCAGGGACAGCTGGAGCCGCTGGAGGATGCCGCCCGCGAGGCTGGGCGTGGGAAGGCTGGCGCGCCAGCCCGGGAAGCTCGCAACGCCATGCGCGCACAGGTGAAGGCTGCGAAGGCCACCGCGACCGCCGCCCAGCATCTGGCCGACCTGCTGGCCATGCCTGCCCAGGCGCAGGCCACCGTGGACCCCCAGCTGTACGTTCGACGCTGGGGCGAGTTCACGCCCGACCAGCTGCGCGCGTACGAGGTGGAGCTTTACGCTGACGCGGTGCGGTTCAGCAGCTGGCTGCGCGCCCTGCCTGGGACTGGCGACGGCCGCTGGCACGATGGTGACGCGGTGGCCCTGACGTGGCCGCGCGTGCCGCTGTGCAGGCAGCCCGGTGGCTGGTGTTCGTTCACCGGCCCCTGCCTGGAGGACAGCGCCGAGGCGCGCACCACCTTCGACACCCGCCAGCCGCTGCGCTGGCTCCACACTGCGGCCGCCCGTGCGGCCGCGCAGACCAAGACCCCGGAGTGACAATGAGTATCCTGACCTGGACCAAGGTAGGCGACATGCCCGCTAGCGACGTGCGCTTGAAGCTGCTGCTGTACGGCGACAGCGGAACCGGCAAGACTTGGACTGCCAGCACCGCGCCGACCCCCGTGTTCCTCCTGACTGAACCGAACGGGCTGCCCACGATCCGCGCCAGCCGCCGCGACGCGGTGGTGGTGCAGGCCGACGAGGGGCACGGCGGGATGGAGACGGTGCGCGCGTTCCTGCGCGCTGCCAAGGACGGCACCCTGCAGCGCGAGACGGGCGCCGAAACGGTGGTGCTGGACAGCCTGAACGAGCTGCAGCGTATGCTGCGCGACGAGATCATGAAGGGCAAGCGTGGCACCCCGCAGGAGGGCACGTTCACCCTGCAGGACTGGGGCACCTTGACTGACCGGATGCGGGGACTGGTGCGCGCGTTCCGTGACCTGCCCGTGCACGTCGTGGCCATCACGCACGCGGACGTGCAGGTGGACGACGCCAGCGTGCGACACGTCCAGCCGCAGTTCCAGGGCAAGGCGCTCCCCAACGAGATCGCCGGCTACTTTTCGGCTGTGGGCCTGCAGTACCGCGAGCGGAAGGTGGACGACGACGGCAACCCGTTCACCGCGCACCGCGTGATGCTGACCGGCCCGCCCACCGTGCTGTCTAAGGGGCTGCCCGGCCTCGACTCGGTGGAGCAGCCCAACCTGCAGGAGTGGCTGCGCAAGCTGGACAGCTACGACAGCAGCCAGCCCGCCCAGGTGGCCACCGAGGCCGCCGACCCGGTCAACCCCCCCAACACCCGCAGCCGGCGCCGCAGCCGGTAAGGAGCACACAATGGCATTCACGATCGACCCGAACGAGGCCGACAACGGCGCAGGCCGCAGCGGAGGCGGTGGGAACCGCCGCCCCGACGTGCGCCCCGGTCAGAAGCACGTCGCGCTGGTGGGCATGGCATACGGCGAGAGCCGCGCCGGCAACGTCAAGATCGACACCTGCTGGATGGTGGTGGACGACCCCGACGGCGGCACCGACGTGCGCGGGCTGCTGTTCGACACCTTCACCCTGACGCAGCGCGCCGTCTGGAAGCTGCAGCAGGTGGCCCAGGCCCTGGGTCAGCGCGCCAGCTGGGACGCTGAGGACGAGGAGGAGACTTGGAAGGTGCTCAGCCAGCGACCCGTGCTGGTGGAGGTGGCCATGGAGCCCAAGTGGAACAGCGACGGCGAGCGCCCAGCGGTGGAGCGGTACGCCACCAGCAGCGTGCAGGTGGACGACGCTATGGACCAGCAGCTGGGCGAGGCCGAACGGTGGTACACCGACTGGCAGGCGAAGCGCGCCAGCGGTGGCGGTGGTGGCCGTAGCGTTCGCGCTGGTGGCGGCTACGCTGGCAACGATAGCGACATTCCGTTCTGAGCAGCCACAGCTGCGGGCGCCAGCAGCCGCGTGCTGCTGTGCGCCCAGCCCTGCGCCCGCCTACCACCCTGCACAGGTGGCAGGCGGGCGCGCCTGCACCTGCAGCACACAGGAGCGCGCCATGACAGCACACAGCACCGTCCTACCACCTGACTGGTGGGGCATCCCCTTCCGCAGTCCGCAGCAGCGCCTGCTGCACCTGCACCTGCTGGCCACCGCCGATCGCGACGGACTGGTGGGCCTGGACACTGAGCAGCTGGCGCCCGTGGTGGGCCTGTACCGGTCGCAGACGGTGCAGGCTGTGCAGCAGCTGGCCGACGCTGGCCTGCTGGGCCTGTACCAGCACGGCGACAGCTGGTGGGCGTGGCTGCCCCACCTGGGCAGCTGGCAGCCCACGCGGGGCGCCCTGCAGCGCCCGCGCGACCCTGCCCGCCCACCACCGACCCGCGACGTGGTGCAGGCCACGCTGGGCCGCCTGTGGGGCCGTGATGCCACCACCGCCGAGGCGCGCGCCGCCTGTCCGCGTGCGTGGGGCCGCACCAGCCCCAGCGCAGCCAGCGCAGCGCCGCCAGAGGCCGACGTGGTCGCAGTGTGGGAAGCGTGGCGCCAGCGCCAGCAGCGCCCAGGCGCCTGCAGGCTGGGCACTGCCACGCGCAGGCTGGTGGCCAGCGCGCTGCGCGAGGCCACCGCTGCGCAGCTGCAGCTGCTGGTGCGCTATGCCTACGAGGCAGACGAGCCTGGGCCGCGCTTCTGGCGTGGCGAGAACGCCCAGCGCGCGACCTACCTGGGCCTGGACAACCTGCTGCGGGGCAGCAAGCTGGCCGCGCGCCTGCAGCTGGCCCTGGCATGGGAGGACGGGCTGCAGGCCACCGCCACGCAGGACGACGGCACCACGCTGGGGCCGCTGGCAGCCTACAGGGCGCGCCCAGCAGCCGCAGCAGGTGCTGGGCAGGCCCAGGCTGCAAGCGGCCCCCAGCAGGACGCCAGCGGGCGCGCAGGCCCTGCAGGCACGACCAGCACCAGCCCCGACGGTACTGTGCGCCTCAGCAGGCAGTGCCGACAGCTGCTGGAGCTGTTTCTGCAGCGGGCAGACGCTGGCGTGCGCACCAGCGAGCTGGCCGAGGTGGCGCGGAAGTATACCGGGCGCATCAGCGAGCTGCGTGGTGCAGGCGCCGACATTGTGCTGCAGGAGCGCGATCCTGACGGGGACAACCTGTACGTCATGGTCAACGCCAGCAGCTGGGGGGACCGTGGGCTGGATTGATGACGTAGCAGGGCGCGCCAGCGTACACGACGTGGCACAGCAGGCTGGCCTGCAGCCTGGGCGCCAGCGCAGCCTGCGCCCGTGCCCAGCGTGCAACGCCACGCAGCGGGGCAGCAGCGACAAGCGTGGCCCCCTGGGCGTGCGCAGCGATGGGCGGGGCTGGCAGTGTTTCGCGTGCGATGCGCGGGGCGACGCCCTGGAGCTGGCCGCGCTGGCCTGGACGGGTAGCCGCCTGCGTGAGCTCGCACCCGAGCAGCGCCAGGGCGTGCGCGAGCGGTGTGCTGGGCTGGGCTGGTGCAGCCTGGAGGACCAGCGCGCCAGCAGGCCCAGCCCGCTCCGACGCGGCAAGGCCACCAGCGCCGCAGCACCACCTGCCAGCAGCTGGGCGGTGCGCAAGCTGGGCCAGCAGCCCAGCGCACCGCCTGAGCCGCCACCCGAGGGGGGCGCCGGCCCGCTGGCCTGGGCGGTGGACCTGCCCGTGCGATGCGCTGCGCAGCTGTGGCAGCCCGAGGGCGCCCAGGTGCTGGCGTACCTGCAGGGGCGAGGGTTCAGCGAAGAGACGCTGCGCGCCTGGAACGTGGGTGCGCATCTGGTGCACGACCGGAGCGGGCGCGTGGTGGAGCAGTACGTGGCCATCCCGGTGCCCAGGGCCGACGGCGTGGTGGTCAACATGCGGTTCCGCAGCGTGCCCGGCGCCTGCCTGCACTGCGGTGGCGCTGGCTGCAGGGCGCGGACGTGCAAGGGCGGGCAGGTGCGGAAGGTCTACCTGCGGTGCCCAGGCGCGCCCAGCACCCTGTTCGGCGTGCACCAGCTGGACGGCGACCCGCACAGCACGGTCACGATCGTGGAGGGCGAGCTGGACGTGCTGGCCCTGTGGCAGTACGGACTGCGCAGCAACGTGGTCAGCGGCACAGCTGGCGCAGGCACCTGGGCAGACGAGTGGCTGGACGCCCTGGAGCCCTACAGGCACCACGTCATCGCCTACGACGACGACGCTGCAGGCCACGACGGCGCCGCGAAGGTGGCGCAGGCGCTGGGGCACACGCGCGTCAGCCGCGCCGTGCTGCCACAGGCCGACGCGGCCGCCTGCCTGGAGCACGCGGTGGCGCAGCGCGCGGTGCACGCAGCCCTGGACGCTGCGCGCCCCATGATGGACGTGAAGCTCGCCCGCGTGGACGCCTACGCCGACGAGCTGGAGCAGATGATCGCCAACCCCGAGGATCTGCGCGGGCTGCCTACAGGCAGCGCGAAGCTGGACCAGGGCATCGGGGGCTGGGCGCCTGGGCTGGTGGTGGTGACCGGCGACACCGCAGCCGGAAAGACCTCGTTCACCACCTGGGTGCTGGCCGAGCAGGCGCGCAGGGGCGTGCCTGTGCTGGGCACCAGCTTCGAACAGCGCCCGATCGGCACCGTGCAGAAGCTGCTGCGGCAGCAGGTGGGCACCGACTTCACGCTGCGCAGCGAGGCCGAGCGCCGCGCAGCGATGGCCCAGCTGGGGCAGCTGCCCATCTACCTGCTGGACCATTACGGTGAGCTGGACGCCGCTGCCTGCCTGGAGGTCATCGACTACGCAGTGCGGCGCAGGGGCGTGCGCGTGGCTGTGGTGGACCACCTGGGCTTCTTGGTGCGCGAGGCCGAGGACGAGCGCCGCGCCATCGAGGCAGCGGTGCGCAGCTACGCGCTGGCAGCGGTGCAGTGGGGCATCACCATCATCCTGATCTGCCACCCAAACAACCTCAGCGTCGTGCAGCAGCGCCGCGTGCAGCTGGGCGACCTCAAAGGCGCCAGCGCCATCAGGCAGGACGCGCACGTCGGGCTGGTGGTGGAGCGGCTGCTGCCTGGGCGCGCGGTGCAGCACCCTGCCAGCGCGGTGCACGTTGACAAGTGCCGCAGCGAGTTCGGCGCCCAGGGCGCCCGGCTCGTGCTGTTCTACGACCCGGAGGCCACCGTCTACGCCGACACCTGGGAGGCCACGCCCATGGGCTCCAGCGGTGGCGGTGGCGGGTTCCGTGTGCCACCCGCGCGCCAGCACGATCGCTGACGATCGGCTGCGCGATCGCGCCGCAAGAACCCGCACCAGCAGCGCACCTATGGCACCAGACGCTGGGGCGCCGCTTGCGCGCTGTAACGCGCTGCGGTTAGGGTAGCTTCACCAACGGGGCGCAGCGCCCCACACACAGGAGCCAACCATGGACCGCAACGACAACAGCACGCCGCCCTTCAAGCCCACCCGCTGGGCCTTCATCAAGGTGGGCGACACCGTCCTCACCTCCGAGGGCGTGAGCATGGACGTGACTGCGATCGACCGCGACACCGACAGCGGCTGGACGCGCGTGACCTACGCCGACGGGCAGCACGTTGACGTGCGTGGCAGCTGGACGACCCGCCGGGTGACCAAGTGAGCCCGCGCACGCTGGCCCAGCGCGCCCTGCTGGTGGCGCTGGCCCTTGCAGCGGTGGCTGGCCTGGAGCTGGCCATGCTGCGCGCCTGGGACGCCGAGGCCCAGGTGCAGGCTGCACAGGGTGCCGAGGCGCACGCCGAGCTGCAGCAGCTGCTGCTGGCCGACTGGCGCAGCTGCACCCAGGGCCTGCCCGAGCACCTGCGCGCCGAGGTGTGTGGGCCTGCGCCGCGCTGATAGCCCAGGCGATCGCCACGCGATCGCGCACCGGGTAGCCCCACCAGCAGCCGATCCTGGCAGCTGGTGGGGCTGCTGCGCTTGCGCCCCCAACCGTGGCAGGGTTACCCTGTGGGGGCAACGCAGCCACACAGGAGCCCGCCATGCCTCAGCAGCAGCCCACCCGCGTCGTCGCCTACCTGCGCGTCTCCACGACCATGCAGGCCGAGGACGGCGTGAGCCTCGACGCCCAGCGCGTCAAGGTGCGGCAGTACGCCAGCCTGTACGACCTGCAGCTGGTGGACGTGGTCGTGGACGCGGGCGCCAGCGCCAAGACGCTGGACCGACCTGGGCTGCAGCAGGCGCTGGCCATGCTGGACAGCGGCGAGGCCGACGCCCTGCTGGTGGTGAAGCTCGACCGCCTCACCCGCAGCGTGCGCGACCTGAGCACCCTGCTGGACGGCTACTTCGGGCGCAAGGACGGCCCCGCGCTGATGGTGGTGGCCGAGCAGGTGGACACGCGCACCGCAGCCGGCCGGCTGGTGCTGAACGTGCTGATGAGCGTGGCGCAGTGGGAGCGCGAGGCGATCGGTGAGCGCACCAGCACCGCGCTGCGCCACAAGCGCGCGCAGGGCGAGTACACCGGAGGCCGCGCGCCCTACGGCTGGCAGGTGGGCGCCGACGGCACCACGCTGCAGCCCGTGGCCGGCGAGCAGGCCACGATCCGCGCCGCACAGCAGCTGCGCGCCGAGGGCCACAGCCTGCGCGCTGTGGGCGCCACGCTGGCCGCCCAGGGCCTGCTGCCCCGCAGCGGCAAGCGGTGGCACGCCAGCAGCGTGCGCGTGGTGCTGGCTGCCCAGCTGGCTGCGTAGCCGCTGCGGCGCCCTGGCAGGCCCCTGGGCGCCGCCTGCGCCCTGGCAGGCCCCTGGGCACCACCTGGGCGCCAGCGGGGCGCCAGCGGGCGCACAGCGGCGAACAGCGTGTGCGCCCGGCCGCCCAGCTGCCTACACAGCGCCAGCCAGCACCACCTGCTGGCAGGAGGTGCTGATGCTGGACTTGTCGAACCTGCCCACCAGCGCGGTCATGCGGCTGGCGAAGGCGGTGCCGAAGCGCGAGGGCGCTGGCCTGAGCTGGGACGTGGACCTGTGCATGGAGGTGGCCAGCGAGCTGGACGCCCAGGCGGTGGACGCCTACCTGCCCGGCGCCGCCAGCGCGTTCGCCGCGCGCGAGGGCAGCAGGGGCGCCGCCACCACCAGCGGAGGGTTCGACATGCTGCGCGCCACGCTGCTGGGCACCGACGGCGAGCAGCTGGCCACCTGCCACGCCGAGGTCCGCAGGTGCGGCATCAAGGTCACAGCGTCGCAGGGCGTCCTCACGGTGGGCCTGCGCCTGCACGGGCTGGTGCAGGAGGCCGCCATGGGCGTGGTCTACCAGCTGGACGAGCAGCTGCAGGTGCAGCTGCAGGCACACGCCACGCAGCTGTCGCTGCTGCCCAGCGCCCAGCAGCAGCCACCGCCCAGCCTGGAGGGCCGGCTGGTGGTGCACCAGCTGGCACCCGACACGGTGGTGGCCGGCATCGTGCACAGCCAGGAAGGCACCACGCTGGAGCTGGCCACGCTGGAGGATGCGGAGCTGCTGACTGTGGACCTGCCCAGCAGCCCCGACAGCGTGCTGGACGTGTGCGCCGCGCCTGGGCACGACCTGCGCGCGATGCTGGTGCAGTACGTCGCCGACTGCGATGCCGCGCGCGTGCCGTCCAGCTGGCTGGACGTAGTCCAGGCCCTGGGCGAGCAGTACGCCAGCGGCGACGTGCAGGCCCGCCACGATTCCGCCTGGGAGGTCAGCCCCAGCGTGCTGCAGCAGGCCCTGAGCGTGGCGCAGGACCGCGCTGCTGGCGAGCTGTAGCCGTGGCCGCCTACGAGGTGCAGCGCCCGATGCAGTACCACCTGCACGGGTTCACAAGTACGGTGGTCAACCTGCAGCGCGGTGACGTGGTGCAGGGCGTTACCCTGGGCAGCCTGCCACCTGCGCAGGCCGAGCCCCTGCGCCGCGCCGAGAAGCGCGAACAGGGCACGCAGGTGCGCCTGCTGTTCTTCCGCGCCATGGGCGTGGTCAGGTACGCGCACGCGGTGCGCGACCTGATTCCGACGCGCAGGCGCCCCACCATCCCCACGGAGGCCGCCGATGGGCGCTGAAACACAAACACCCGCCCTGCTGGGCCTGGATATGACGGACCCCGCCGCCAGCGTGCGCGACCCGGCCCTGGGCAGCCTGCTGGCGCAGGGCTGGCGCGTGGCTGCCAGCCTGCCCGCACAGCGGGGGGACCGCACGGAGTGGCTGCTGCTGCTGGAGCCGCCCAGCACTGGACCGGAGCAGCCCGCTGCGGTTAGCCTGCAGGCACGCGATCGCTGGCTGCTGGGCTGCGTGGCAGCTGTGCAGCTGGTGGCTGCGGTGGCCATGACCCTGCAGGCCCTGGGAGGCTGACCATGCGCACCACCACCGTCCAGCTCAGCACGCTGGTGCCCGACCCCGAGAACCCGCGCGCGCACGACCAGCGCAACCTCGACGCCATCGCCGCCAGCCTGCGCGATCATGGGCAGGTGGAGCCGCTGCTGGTGCAGAAGTCCAGCCGGATGATCATCGCCGGCAACGGTCGCGCCGAGGCCATGCGCAGCCTGGGCTGGGACAAGGCGCACGTCGTGCTGCTGGACGTGGACGACCTGCAGGCCCGCAAGCTGTCCATCCAGCTCAACCGCAGCGGCGAGCTGGCTACCTGGGACGAGGCGGTGCTGACTAAGCACCTGCAGGAGCTGGGCGGGCTGGCTGACTACGATGTGGGCGAGCTGGGCTTCGATACTGCGGAGCTGGAGCAGCTGGCCGCAGCCTATGGCGACGGCGCCACGGAGCTGCTGATGCCCCCGCCCCCTGGCGAGGGCGATGGCGAGGGCACCGCCCAGGATGGCGACGGGGATGACGGCACCGCGCCCGCGCATATGCCCACCAGCGGCGTCCGAATGGTCCAGCTGTTCCTCAACGAACAGACGATCGATCCGTTCCAGCTGGCTGTGCGCAAGCTGGCCAAGGCATGGGGTTGCGACAACATCACAGACACGGTGGAGCAGGCGGTGCTGCGTGCTGCTGCAGCACTGGAGGAGTGAGCATGAGCATCGAGGTCCCGCAACGCAGCCGCGTGGTGCTGCGGAGCCGTGTTCCTGCGGAGCAGATGCGCCCATGGAAGGGGAAGCACCCCGACCGCACGCACTACGACCTGCTGTTGCATGGCAGCTGTGAGGTGCGTGGCCC